TAAAATTCTCAGGAAGTTATGAAGACCATTCTTCTCATTAGTCTTCTGCAAGTCTGTCTGGTCAAAGTCACCACAAAAGAGTATCTTGGAATCCTGTCCAACCCGTGTGATGATGGTATCCAGCTCGTGAAAGTTTAAGTTCTGACACTCATCCACTAGAATGATTGCATTGTCAAACGTCAGTCCACGTAGAAAAGAAGTTGACAGAAAGAACAGAGTGCCTTGTGACTTTAGTTTGTCATAGAGCATATTGAACGACTGCTCATTGGGCATCTCAAACATGAAACGAACCATGTTCTGATATGGCACCTGATACAGTGCTGACTTGTCCTCTTCATCGCCTGGCAGAAAACCAATTTCTCTTGTGGGTATCAGAGAACGAACCAGAATAACCTTGTCGTAGGGTTTCTTTAAATCGAGAACGTCTTGAAGAGCAAGGTACAGAGATACAAACGTCTTACCTGTACCAGCAGCACCAAATAGAAATTGGTTCTTGTCAGACTTCCATGTAGTAAAGACATCCTTCTGGTTGTCTGTAATAGGTTTGATTGATATAAGACTCTGAATAGAGACTTCTTTGTTCTTCTTGGATGGCATATTAGATTACCTTATGCTTCTTTACTATTTCCCTTGCCTTGATTTGAGCATTAGACTTACCACTACCATATTTATCTGCCATAGGTGAAGTGGGATGTGCAGCTGCAATCTGACTCATACGTTCCTTAAATCCTTCATCGTTCTTTGGACCTACACCCATAACATGATCATGTACCATCGCCGGTGCATTCAACAGTTGTTCGATGTGAGGGTTCTTCTTCAGGTAGTCTTCCTTCTCTGAGATAGACATAAAATCGTCGTATTCTACGCCTGCTTGTGTATCAACGAATGTATATGTTGGCATTAATTAACTCCCTCTAAGCCATCACATCAATAATGTGCGGTTGTTTATTGAAGTGTATAATGTGTTCTTCATTGAACCATTTTGGTGTTCTACTGTACTTCCACTCTGCAAATCTAGACTTCTCTAGTATATAGAAATTCCGATATGCTTGTACCGTGCTATTGCTATCTTTACAGTAGTCAGGCATACATTGTGGTGGTGGTGTAAACTCCCCTTGAGTAATATTTATGGGATACTCCCAGAGTGAGTGAATCAATCGTTCTGTTGCATGATGTTTTCTATACCGGCGGCCGTACTCTGTCATCAGAGCATCCATAAGAGTCCACAACCATTCATAGTTTTCGTTATTAGTTCTTGCCCAGATTGTACTAGGATGGTTCTTGTGTGCTGTCTTATACAGTCCCTTGCTATCTCCTACTACTTCACCATCGATAACACGATGAGCAGTGGAAAGCATTTGAGCAGACTCAAGTATCATCTTCACAACATGCTTGTCACAATGCATCTGTGCAGCAACCTCTGGGTTCTCATCTAAGTAGAATATGTTCATTGTCCTATAATGTCCCAATCAAGTCCTCTCTTCCAACTGGTTCTGTCATACTCACCAAGCAAAACGTTGATGTAGTCGATTGCTTCTTCTAGTTCAGTGAAGTGTGCACCAGCAACATCTAACAATGGATGCTTGTGAACAAACTCATCATCCGACACAATGACAACAGGCTTCTGCAAACTGTATCCCCATGCAATTTCAAACGTAGTACCATAAGATGGTCTACGTTCATTTATGTGCTTGGGTAAATTTGCAAGAATCAGATCGCAAGACTTGACATCCATGTAGTTCTTCATCGTGATTCGTTTTCTGGATTCTGGTGTATCTGAATCGGACTCTGCCCGATATGGATTTATACCAGTGATGTTGTCCACAAAAAGGTGACTACACTGGTCTCTCCATTGATGTATCTCACCATCGTCACAGCCCTCAATCGGTCCTGCGAGATATACATATTTTCTCATTTTATAAGTTACCTATAAAAGACATGCACACCTATCTCGGTTGTCTTTTGTTTTGTCTTTGACCAACTCGGTGATACATAATTAGCATGATAAAATAAAGCACCATCAGTTATGTCGATTTGCTTCGTAATATTAGAGAGTATGTATCTCGAAAAGGAAACCAACCTATCATAGACTCTCTCGTTCTTTGGTTCATCTGATTTACCGTCACAGTACCAACTGAACTGGCACTTGTTTCTTATGGGTTGAGAAGTGCCATCCTTCGTCTTTACATGATGTCCCTGATTAACCACTTCACAGATTGTGTCTGGAAATCTTCCGTCATTTACACGATTCAAAACGACATAAGACACCGCTAGTATTCCAGCAGTGCCTTCACCTCTTGCCTCATGATACATGTTTAGAGCAAGACAGTTCAACTCTTGTTCTGGATCAGACAGTTGCAGTTGTTTAACAGTGTTATTGTTTAGACTCAAGATCGTAGGTGTTGCTGCTACATTTGGAAATGCAAACAGTCCGGCTAAAAATAGTTCTTTAATCAAAGGTATTCTCCGATAAATTCAGCTGCCAAGTTTTCCTGCATTCGATATGCCTGACGTTCCCACGGCTGACGACTATACGGTGTGTCAGTGTGGTCAATCCCTTTCCACATCATTCGCATTCTAGGTCTACACATTTCCCTCATCACACCCTTAGCAGTCTGCATGACGTGAACCATCTCATGACAGAGACTTGTAATGAATTCCCTGATATCGTTTTTGTATATGCGGTTGTCAATCTCAATTATGAATTCTCTATTGTGATCACCAACACAACAATAACCCATAGCACCAGTATCACCACACCGATTAAGTTTGATGATGATATCAAGAGTTCGATGACGAGGCATCAATTTCTCAATACAAAACTCGGCAACCTCATAAGCAAGTTGCCGTTGTTTTTTGGTACCACCAGTAACTTCAACTTCATTCATTATCGATACTCGCCATGAACAAGTTCATTATAGAGATGTTCAACGAAAATGATATCATCATTGGACAACGAAGTGTGTGATATCACGTAACGAATAATGTCACGCAAATCCATGTTATGCTTCATTGCAGCAGTGTCGACCAAATACTCAATAATACCAGTTTTGGTAGCAGTGCCATCAGCAGCAATAGAGTTCTCGTTTCGCATATCTCTCTTTTCTCAGTCTACATACATATTATGACACATTTGGGGTACTTTTGTCAAGTCGAATTTGCGTCGTAAGTCATTGATTTATAAGAACTTTGCAAATTAATTGTAAGTCATTGATTTATAAGAGATTTTAAGTCCTTGATTTATAAGGACTTTTAAAATTAAATTTGTATCACCTATCAACACCACTTGCTGAACCCGCAGCCTGTGGATAGACAACCTCATCTATCATGTAGTCCTCATTCCAATTGAATGCTTCCTTGACTACGTTAGAGGACAACCCCTTGTACTTTCGATGAAGTGCTTTATCTTTTGCAGCAATAACAATATCTGCTTCACTTTCATGTAGACCTTCCAACATTTGAATAAACATATTCTCTCGTCGGTTCTGGGTCAACTTCGGATTACCACCCCTGATGTAATGAAACAGAGTTCTAGCCTCATGTATAAGCATATTATGTTCAGTGCCCTCTGGAGCATCATTTCTTTCAAATGGAACATCACCGTCTGGTAGTTCCCATTCTATGTTTGGATCAAATGAAGCTTTAATAACCATGCGAAGAGCAGCAGAGTTGTGCTCTCGTAGTAAATTAACCTTCTGTTCCTTAGTTTTTGCTTTCGCAACCTTGTCCAAGATTTCGGACATCAATGGTGTATATGGCATTTTAAAAGTCTCCTATGCTTTCCATCAAATTTCTCAATCGTTTGTCTATAAAATAATTTAGTAGTTTGCTACGGTCACCTTCTGATGCTTCATTAAACGCAACTATAATTTCATCAGAAAGTTTTTCTGGCACTTCACTCAAGTCAATCAGTTTTGTATTTCTTTGATGGTTTCTTTTCACCTCATCTGACATAAACCGAGATGTGGGGTCATCAGTTTCACCATCTAGTGCTAACATTTTCTTCTTTCCCAGAGGTTTCTGACGTAAACCATCTGTGAATGTGTTGTCGGGCGACAGAACATTTGGAATACCATCACTCGTATCACCCTTTAAAATGTGTTCTCGTAAATATATATCTGGATCATAACCATTGATCATTTTCTTGGTGATTGGACTGTACTGGGCTACAGTTGGATTACTTTGTAATTGAATGAAGTCTTTATCACCAGATAGTATCAATATCTCTTTATGCAATCCACAGCGATCAATCTTGTTTTGCTTATTTTGTGCACACAACACACCAATGATGTCATCTGCTTCAGCACCATACACCTCAATTACCTTATAAGGAAAGAACTCTGTAAGTTCCTCTTTGATGGCATTGAGACACTCAAAAATGTTGTCCCAGTCATGACTAGAATCGTCTCTAACCTTCTTGCGATTCATCTTGTACTGTGGAAAATAGTCTCGTCTCCAATAGTGCTTGGAGTCATAACAGATAACCATCTCACCATACTCATCATGAAATCGTTCACGATACATTCTCAACGAATTGAGAATCATATGGCGAACCATATTCCCATCAACCATGCTTGCCTTTGTCATGTTCAAATGCATCATAACATTTGCAATACCAATTTGGTTCATATCAACTAATATCATTATTTTATTCTCGTCTCTGGCATTTTCATATGAGCATTGAAACTCATACTTCTTCTTTCACCTTCACAGTAAAATGGATACACAAAGTGTTTCAGGTATGATGGAAACACCAGCATCTTACCGACTTCTGGTTTGAATTTGAGCGTGTCACTTCTCATGTCTTGGTTTTCACCATATGTAAATTCAATCAAACCATTTGCCGGATAATGGTCTTTAAGTTCCTCACTCCACTCAGCTTGCATACCGGTAGGAATTTTTAGATAAGAGACCGCAGAGAAATCACCAGTGTGATGGTGCCAAGGATTATACTCTCCAGCATACTGACTGACAATCCAACTGTGTGTTAAATGAATGTTGTCTGTAGTAGGAACACCATCACGACCAGCCATTCTATACCAACCATATGCTCTATTTTTACTGATGATGAATTTTAAATACTCTAAACACACGTTTCTCAAAATGCCAAACAGAAAATCACGATCATCCTTATCTTTCAAAGGAATCTGCACTTCCTTGCTGACCTTACCAACAAGTTTATGTGACCAATCCCACTTAGCAGTTTTTACACTGTCACTTAGAACATCATCACCAACCGCATTTAATATATTAACAAATCTAGCGGGAACGTCTGTCTCTAATATAGTGGGACTGAATACTTCATGAAATTTCTGGGTCTGTTGT